GGCTTTTTCATATTCAGTTACTAATTTCCTAATAACTCTATCCGCTCTATGGTTTATCCCGGTAAAATTTTGCTGATATTCTTTAGCTTCTTCTATAATTGACATCACTTCACCCTCCCCAAAGAAAATACTTAACAAATAACACGGTGATGTGATACGCGAAAATAACTAATATAACTTTATATACGCTCATCACTTCACCGCCTTATAATGTTCGTATGCCCATTTACAGACGGCCTCGGCCAGTGTTTTCCCGCCATACGTTGTTGCGTCAGTCACCATGTAATATTTATCGGTAAATTTCTCAAATTCCACTAATTCATTTATCTCTAACGCTTTCTCCATTATCTCAACCATCTGGTCATTGTTAGTGGTGTCGGGGCAGTATTCTTTTCTTGTACCGTTAGCATGATAAATATACAAACAGATTGCGCCTTGCCCATCACGAACGCCCATATCTTCATGGACTTCATACCCCATACCGGCGGCAACTATTTTCAGCTTCTCTGCGTTCATGCTTTGCCCCACCTGTATTTTTTCTGGTTCCATCACTTCACCTCTGGCGCGTTATCCATGAATAATTGTATTTCTTGTTTTGTTAGAGGGATAGCTTTATTCCAGAAGTTAATGGATTGCTGGTCTGTGTTTAATCCATTTAATCGCTTTATATTTCTTATAACAGCTACATCTCCAACATCGTAGCACCAACAAAGCACACCACCATCAGGGATATTCTCGTACCATTTTGGTTCTTTGTGGATTTGCCAATCAGAAGGATATACAAATGAAGTTATACTCCCTCTTGTTGTTAAGTTACCGTTATCTGTAATATTAACTTCGTGGCCATCATTACTAACTAAAGTCTCACCCGCTAATAACGCCTCATATATTTCTCTTTGGTTTTTCATTTTATCTCCGTTTGTTTTGATGCGCTGCTTTAATGTTTAAATATTTCACATAATTCATAAAGTCTGGGGTTCTGGTCATCAAACCTCTATGCAATTTATCCGGCCAGTCCTTGTATTTCTCTTTGTACTTGTTCGCTGCCCAGCCTGACTTGTAACCTTTGGTCTCAGCATGCGTTAACAGCATCGAGTAGAATTCCTGTTTCGTGTACGGCTCAACTTTTTCTTTTTTCTCCTTAACCTTAAATTCAACGAGTTCTCCCTTGGCTGTGGCCACGTCTTTTCCGTGAGCTCCAAGAGCTGTGCCACACTTTGGGCAGATAGCTTGTTTGGAGAAGATGTTTCCGCAGTTGTCGCAGACGAATTCTCGGGCGAGACTTTCCTCACCACCTTCTTTTTTCTCACGGTCGACCTCCTGAATGGTCCGGTTCTCGAGAGTCCAGTAATGCTCTTCGTCGACGGCACCATGACGGTACACGTTGCCGGCATGGTCAAGAATAATGCAGTCGGAACCATCGTCCTTTGGCCGAAGACCACGGCCAGCCATTTGCAAATACAGCCCGAGTGACTTTGTTGGTCGGGCCAGTATTACGCACCCGACCTCCGGCATATCAACACCCTCGGTGAATACTTGGCAGTTCGATAGAACCGAATACTTTCCAGCACGAAAGTCAGAAATAATCTGGTCCCGCTCTTCCTGTAGTGTGCGCCCGTCGATGTGAGCAGCCGGTACGCCAGCATTAATGAAGTTATCCCGCATTGCTATTGAATGGGCCACGTTAACCGAGAAAGCGATTGTCTGGCGGTCTGAGGCATACTTCTTCCAATGTTCTACCACGTCACCCAGTAATTTTGATTGGTTCATTACCTTGGCCAGCTGGGATTCAACGTAGTCACCTCTGGCTGTCTTGATGCCCTGCATATCTGGTACCGCCGGCACCATGTATGACGCCTCGGCTAAAAAACCAGCATCCATAAGTTCACGAACAGTTGCACCAATAATAAGATAATCAAAAAAGTCACCAAGACCTTTGCCGTTTCCACGACATGGTGTTGCAGTAACTCCAATAATGAGAGCATCATCGTACTTGTTAAATATTTTTTCATACGTTTTACTTCCTACATGGTGGGCCTCATCGACAACCATCACTTCAGCAGTGGGCCATGGGATTATTTCTCTGGTGATACAGCGCGAACGTAAAGTATCCACGCTGGCTAATTGTGTTTTTGCATATAATTCTGGGACCTGACCGGCCATGATGATGCCGTGGTAAACATTCTCGTTATCCATGTGCTCGGAAGCCTGACGGATTAATTCACGACGGTGCACGAGAAATAAAGTGTGGTTATCTTTTGCGTCAGCACCACTAATTACCTTGGAGAACACAATAGATTTACCGCCACCGGTTGGTAGCTGGATAAGTATTTTTCGGTGGCCGGCTTTGAATGCTTCTTTTAATTCATTCAGTAACCGGTTTTGGTATGGTCGTAATGTTTTTTCACTCATTCTTTATGCTCCTTTTGTACACCACTTAGTTATTAATTGTGGCTGCTCTAAGATATAGCCGTAATCACAATCTAAGTTAGGACACCAAATCCTACCAACATTAGTAACGGTCATTCCTGAACACTTAGGACAATGTAAACCGTCATAGCGCACTGGTGACTCCTTTAGTGCTTTAAGGAAACTTTCAGCCGCTAATATATTGGCATCGTTTACAGCCTTAATTATATCACTCATCCCTTATGCTCCTTTAGTTCTGCATCAAGTATCGCTTGGTCATCCAGCTTCCAGTGCTCATGACAAACCCTAATTGTTTCATCTTCACCCCTGAAATATGAATACTGGACCCACTTTTCACCGCAGGTACCCTTGCCGCATATGACGCAAGGCTTACCGTAATTCTTGCCGCCATCTTTAACTTGGTCTGGCCTCCGGCGAGCACCTTCAATTCTTGGGTATGTTTTTTTACTCACTGATGATTTCCCCCAGTTTTAATATATAAACTTTCTCGCCTTCTGGAGCGCCCCATTCAACAATACCAAGGCCGGTCAGAATTTCTTTTATTTCAACCGTTATTACTGGGGAGCCTTTGCTGTACCCATTACGGAACCTGATTACGTCATAGCTTTTATTCAAACGCTTATCCCAGTACGGCTTAATTTCCCTGTACTCTTCACGCTTTTCGCCAGACTTAATCATGTCGAACCATTGTTTCTTGAGAGTTAAATGTAAAATTTTCATCCTCGGATTTTCCCAAACAACTCAACAAATTGCCAATCAGTTATTTTTATATGGCTATAAACCCGTCTTCTACAGCTATCAGTCCGGAATCTTTTATTAATTTTGTTTCCATCAATTTCTTTATTGAGAAACTTGGGTGGTACCACTCACCATGAAGTCTTCTTTTTTTCATCAACCTATGGAACCTGCCCTCAAGGCTGTAGGCTGATTTTTCATCTTTACATGGGATTATACGTATTAACTCAAGCTTGCAAGGGTTTCCAGTTTGCAGAAATTTCATTCTTTTTTCTGGGTTTCCACTTTTCCCTATTTTTACTGGGCCCTTCTTCCCAGACTTCATAAAATAAACAAACATATTTTTCCTCCGGACACCACGACATAAAGTATGTTGGTGCATGGACAGACAACAACTTACTTTTATTTGCTTTGAACTGCTTATCAATACCTTAACTTATTGCAACCGAGAACTTTGCGGCGTTGGTCACTCCGCTATAGGGCATCCCCCTCCCCTCTATCATCCATGAATCCTGCATTTAGTGGTTGTTTAAAACGGCCATACTTAAATCCGAGTTAAAATATTGTAACGCTCTGCGTATGCGAACCAGTTGCGAACCGTAACGGTCAAGTATTTGTGAATTTTGGTGATGAAAATCACCGAAAGGTGGACTGATGGGTAATATTTGATATACTTCTACCCAAGTCCTGCTCGACACTCGACGAAACCAAGAATACCCCTTTCGAACCTGTTTTGGAAGGGGTATTTTTTTGCCTGTATATAAGTATAAAAATAAATAAAAAATCTATTGTGCTTTCAATCAACAATTGTTTATAATGTCGGTCTCGTTCGGAGACATAAACCATGGTGACATGGGGAAAGGGGTGGTTATCTACTAAGCCCCGCTACTTGTAGTATTCCGAGCAAGCTGAGTCCGTGGGGTATGCCCCAGTTTCGCTTCCTGAGCGGAAATAAGTGTGAGTAATTAGTTCTGGCTGTTAGGCATAATGACCAAAAGCCATGGTCACCGTGAGGTGAAGCCCAGAACGAAAGCAAGCTCTGATTGGACAAAGAGTAGAGCATTAAGTCAGAGCCGACAGGTAAGGGCGTGTGTTCAGTTGATTTGGTTTGTGCCGCAGGGTACTAAGCCGAAGAAAACAGTAAACCCTATATGTTATTGGGTTAACAGAAGATGTGTGGCATTCCGTAGGGGCAACCCGATGGAACCACAGAGTAGCGCACTTCTTCGTAGATATGCATTGTTTTATCGCTCAGTTGGTTAGAGCGTATCCATTTTAAGGATGTTGTCGGGGGTTCGATTCCCTCTAAAACACCAATCGCAAACGAACTTGAAATTCGTTAAACGCAAAGACGCTGCTCAGCGTGAAGTGAAAATGGCTTAAATCTACAGCCTTCGGGTAATGTAGAACCCTTGAAATCGCAAGTGGACAGGGTTTTGTCAAGAAGAGCACTATCGAGGTTAGCTGCCGAGGTAGGTATCGAGAGGACAGAATAGCGTCACGTCATAGGTCAATGCCGGACCTGTAAAAAAAAGGCAGTCATGCAGTTTTACTTCGGGGCCCTCGGGACTGGAGTGGACAGAAGGGAAAGGTTAGCCGCAAGCTGATTCGTAACCCCTTTAAAGGAACTGTACCAGCCAGTGTAGTCTCAGCTGGCTTAACTTTTAATTTTCTGGAGAGAGGAAATGAATTTAACAATAAATATAGATAACAATTTGAAAGCGGTTCTTTTAACGAACACCGGCAAAGCAGATATTAATTCAGAAATAAGACTATTTGAAGGGAAGATAAAAAAACTTCAAAACAGAATTAAAAAATCTCCGGATGGTAAATATTGGTTGTTTGTTGATAATGCCGATAGCACACGTAGATTTGGGATAGCGCTTAAGATTAAAAATAAAGTGATATCATTAAAGTTTTAAATAAATTCCGTTCCCGTGAGTGATGGGCTGAATTCAAAAATAGAAATAATCACTTACTAAGCCGGAGAAGTTATGAGCTCTGGCTTTTTTATGGCCACGGAATGTCCTGTCTCAATAATTTACGATTAACACCTGATAATCTTTCAACGTATTCAAGATATTCGATTGGAATACCGCACTTATCCCTGTTTACCCAAGCCCACACCGAACCAATTTGCAGTGGGCGCTTAATTAAATCATCTTCAAACAGAATATCAGTTATCTTTCTGGCTGTTTCAGCCTGCCCACCAATAGCCTCGATTGCAGCTGCAGCCTGCAATCTATTAGCTTCGTACTTCTTTTCATAAATTTCTTTTATGGACATATAAATATAACTCTTGGTAAATAACTGCGGTTATTATAAACAATTGTTGACCAACCTTGTATGCCTGTTGTATGCTCTATGTATTGAAATTATCTATTTGGAGAGAGAAAATGGGTCAAGATTTAGTAAAAAGTATTCGCCAATCAATTGGCCACGGCAAGAAAGCCTTCGAGAAACTTGCCTCAGAACAAAGCAATGGCATGGTTTGGGCTAAAGAGTCTGGATTTGCTATGCAGGTTATTGATGGTAACGACTACCTTCAAAAATGCCCTGTTGACTCATTCCGTAGAGCCATTGTTAATGTGGCTGCTATAGGTTTATCCCTTAATCCAGCAGAAAAATTAGCTTACTTGGTGCCCCGTGACGGTAAAGCCTGCCTTGATATTTCATATCGTGGTTTAGTAAAGATTTGCACTGATTCAGGCTCAATCCTTTGGGCTAAAGCAATGATTGTCCACGAAGATGATACCTTTCAATTCGTTAGTGTTGATGAAAAACCGCTTCACACGTTCAATGCATTCAAGGAACGCGGCAAAATTGTCGGTGGTTACTCAATCGCTAAACTTCATAATGGCGATTATCTGGTTGATGCTATGTCAATGAAAGATATTGATGCTGTTAAAAATACCTCTAAAGCCAAGAATGGCCCATGGAAAACATGGCCGGAAGAAATGATGAAGAAAACTTTACTTCGTCGTGGCTCCAAGTCATGGCCAATTAGCCAGCGATTGATGGCTGCAGAAGCCGTGCTTAATGAGCATCAGGGTATTGAGATTGTTCAGCAACCAGAGAAGGAGATTACCCCAAAGGTTGATAAAATACAGATTTGCATGTTAAACAAACTTGCTGTTGATTCCCATGTTAACGTCCAAAAGATTTTCGAAGCGTTTAATATTGAATCCATAGAAGAGCTTCCTGAAACTGAGTTCGCAGCATGCAAGTCTCGCTTGGAAAAAGCACTCGAGGCCCACAATAAAAAAACGGAGAAGAAAAATGCCGACTCCTAAAGAGGCAAAAGAAAAACAGTGCTGCGTGAATGTAAATAGAGCATGCGTAGCAGACCGTTGTATGGGGTGGGATTGGTCATTTTCACCAGAGAGGGCTGATGCTTGGAATAGTGATAAGGCGAATAAAAACCGTCAGGATTATCCAGCAAAAGCAAGAGGGTACTGTGGGAGATTGAAATGCTGACACCGGAACAAAATAAAGTACGTGCTGGCCGGATTACCGGTTCAGTCATGTCAATTATTATGGATGGCGGCATGAAAGCTTGGTGCACCCTACTTGACCAAAAGAAACTGGAGATTGAGCAGCCGGATATTGCGTTTGGTGAGCAGGTAACGGCTCCCTCACTTAGTTGGGGTACCGCCAACGAACCATTAGCAATTGCGAACTATGAAATTATTAATGCGACGGAAGTTGTCAAGCCAAAGCTTTCAATTATTCATCCGAAATATGATTTTATTGCCTGCATCCCTGACTTTTTGGATGAGGACCATATTGTAGGTGAGGTTAAATGTCCGTTTAATGAAGAAATTCATGCCATGACAGTTGTTTATGGTACCGGTGCCGAGAGTTATAAGCCTCAAATCCAAGCCGAGCTTGCTGTAACTCAGCGAGATGTGTGTAAATTTGTGAGTTACGACCCTCGTTACCCAGACCCAGACAAGCAAATCATCGTTATCGACGTTCTTCGTGACGAAAAATATATTGATAAAATGATTGAGAAATGCACAAAATTTAATGATTTCTTGGTGAGCGACACTCGCCCAGATATTGGTTTTACAACTGAAGTTCCAACAATATTTTAACTGCTAGGAGAGAGAAAATGTCAGGATTAATGAGCCCAGAACAACTTGGTGAAAAAACAGCACCATTAATTGCAACCGGTACCGACCTTCTTGGTCAGGCTGTACGTGCCGAAATACCGAACGCTGAGATACTTGCTCAGGCTGGTGACCTTTATAAAGTTATTAATACCCAGATAAAAAAATCTGATGAAGCAAGAACCGCATTAACTAAGCCGCTTAAGGACCACTGTAAGTGGATTGAAAAGCAATTTAAAGAAACCACTGACCCGTTAACCAAGGCAAAAGGTATCCTGAAAGATAAAATGGATAATTATGTTGCTGAAGAAACCCGCATTCAGGAAGAAGCTAACTTTAAGGCGAAAGCTAAGGCCGAAGAAGAAGCTCTTGCTGCAGCTGCTAAGCATGAAGAGGCTGGTGACAATAAAACCGCTCAGGCTGTTGTGGAAGCTGCTACTGGCCTGCCTGACGCTGTGTCTAAGGCTCCAATTGCTCGTGGGAACCTTGGTTCATCCACATCCACCAGAACCGACTGGAAGGGCAAGGTGGTTGATATAAAGGTATTCTTGCAGGCAATCATCGACGGTGACCTGCCAGAAGAATTTATTACCATTAACCAAGGCGAGCTGGATAAGCTGGCTAAAAGCCGGAAGGTTGAGAAAACAAATTTAGGTATCGAGCTATACAAGAAAGTGAGCGCATCGGTACGCTAAGCCACTAAATTAAGGAAAACCAATGGAAAAGAAATATTCATTCAAAACGGACAGAGCCAGCGTAGAGTTCGTTATCAATAATTTATCTGACCAAAAGAGAAATCTTAATGAGTGGGAGAATAACTACATTATCAGTATTAAAAGGCACTACATAACAGAACATAAATCCCTGTCTGAAAGGCAGTATGAAGTATTAAGTAAAATTTGGGAGAAATACTAATGGCAAATGGCGTAAACAAAGTAATTTTAATCGGTAATCTCGGGGCAGATGTTGAAGTTAAATTCCTGCCAAATGGTACCGCGGTGGCTAATTTCACCGTTGCTACTGGCGAAAGTTGGAAGGACAAAAATACTGGTGAAAAAGTCAATAAGACTGAATGGCACCGTATCGTTGTATTCCGTAAGCTGGCTGAGATTTGCGGCGAGTATCTGCACAAAGGTTCTAAGGTTTATATTGAAGGCAAACTGCAAACCCGTAAATGGCAGGATAAAGAAGGTAAAGATAGTTGGACAACTGAAGTGTTGGCCAATGAAATGCGTATGTTGGATGCGCGTGGCGGTGATGGTTCTTCTAGCGGTGGCCAGAATCAAAATGCGTCATCCAGCTCCAATCAACCAAGTCAGGCTGCTCCGGCACCAGATAATGACTTCGATGATGATATTCCGTTCTAATGAAATATTGGGTCATCATTTTAATTTTGATGATTCATGAAATGTGGGAAGCCATGGGCCCGTTTGGGCTTGTGCTTTCCGCACCATTTATTGGGTATACCGTAGCTTACTGGTTAACTCGGAGAGAGAAAAAATGACAGAAGAAGAAGCTAAGACTAAATGGTGTCCTTATGTCGAGGGGGAATATAGAGCAAAGTCTATTCTCGGTAAAAAAATTGATATGAACCGCAGCTGCATCGCATCTGACTGCATGATGTGGAGAAGCACGGGCTCAACCCAAAAAGAAACTGGAAAGATGCTCGCAGTTAATTACGATAAAGGACGCATGAGGCCAGAACCAGAAATGATAAAACTTAAAACTGGGGTTTGCGGATTAATTGGAGTTTCATTATGACAGCAGAATTGAAAAATCCTCACGCCACAATGACGAACTGGCTACCATCGGTTGAATTATTGCCAGACGGCATAACCTTCTCTGATTTAGATGGGATTATGGAGCGTAAAGGCCATTTTCTCGTGGTTGAAAGCAAATATAAGAACGAAAACATTGGGAAAGGGCAGCTGATAATGCTGTCCCAGCTAAGCAAATTACCCCAGTTCAACGTATTTATGGTGCACATGGATAAAGCAACTGGACTCGTTGAGGATTTTTACTACCTCAACAACGGTGTTTCCGGAACCCAGTATTTTGGTCACGAGAAATGGGTTCAAATAGTTAAGCGCTGGTGGGATAAAGCAAATGGATAGTCACTTTGAAAATACAGCACTATTGTGGGATTACGGGGAAAGCTCCGGTACTGGCCCATGGATAAAATTACTTATACCCCCATCAGAATTACCTATGTGGCGTGGTGGTAAAGGTAATACGTTCGAAATAACCGCATGCCTATGCGATGAAGTGGCCGGAGAATACAAGCTCAATAAGAATGTTGTCTGGCGCAATGAAGGTCAGCAGCTCGGGTTTGGTGAGACAGACAGTAAAGGTGGTTGGGTAAAGTTCCGTATCGACCCGATGGACCTGACGTTTTTCCGCGGTAGAAAAGATGATATTTTCTATTGGAAATTTATTGCTACAGAAAAAGTCGAGGAAATCCAACGTGCAAAAGCTAAAAAGAAAAAAGAAAAAGGTCAGTGGGGTTACGAAGTCATGGCCCTTCATCAATCTGGATTTTTTAAAGCGCCGAAACTATGGAAAATCTTGGGCACTGATAGTCAATATCAGGAGTTTACTCGGAACAGAAAATGTATTGTTAGTGGTGGTTTCGACTGGGATGGCGAAAAAGGTGTGGAAAGAACTGAGTTTGCCCATGTACGACGAGCTGGTGATTCAGGAACGGCACACAAGCCAGAATTTAGTGGAGTTCCTCTTGTCCACGAAATACATCGACTTCAGCACAGTGGTGGAGAAACGGCGGCCTATCAACAATATCTGGTTAGACGAGGCATCGATGCTGGAGGTGTTGTCACCGAAACAGCTGCAAAAGATTGGTTCGAGAAAAAAGCATTAGAAAATGTTGAGAAATGGGCGCATGGTGCGCTGTTAGTAAAATTTAATGAATGGTGGAAAGCAAAAGGCTGGGACTTCGAGTGTGATTCTTTAACTAAAATACCACCAGAAAATCTATTTCACTGGGCAAAAGATAATGATATGACGCAATATTTACCTAAATGTTACAAGGAGTCACAATGAAAAATAAAAATCCGATTAATAGGGCTGCTGAAATGCTAATAAATGTGATGGCGTTCGGTGGATTCTTAGTTTTATGTATATTTGTTTACGTCGCTTTTATTTATGACGCTGAAGCAAAAACATATACCGACAAACCGATGAGCGGGTACTACATGACTCAGGTTGACAAGGTTTATGATGGTGACACGTTCTATGGCTGGACCAGAACATTCATTTACCAAGGCACCTACATGAAGATACGAATCCGCGGGATTAGTGCACCGGAAATTCGTGGGTCTGACGCTTGTGAAAAAAAACTGGCCTATGCATCTCGTGATTATCTTAAGAAAATTTTAACCAGCTCCAGCTTTATCAGGCTTGATAAGCTCGGATATGACAGTTTTGGCAGGGTATTAGCTGAAGTTAATATATCCCAAGGCTCGGTAGCCGTGCTCATGATTCAAGCTGGCTACGCGAGACCTTACATCAAGGGTGACACAATGCCGTGGTGCGTTAGTTCTTAAGGTTAGGGTGAATTTCTGACTCTTCTTTATAAGCCTTCATTCTCCCCTGCATGCGCTTGATTTCTTCCTTGTAAGATTTTCTCAAGTCCCGCTTTTCATCAGGTGAAAGGTTGGGGTTTGAGAGCTCCCTACGCATGGATGTTTTCTTATCCTGCATATCACGCTGCATAAACTTCAAGTTCGTCTTCCGGCTTCGCTCAGCCTCAATTGGATAAATATTTACACCTAACCAGCGCATAGTTGCCTGCGGAAGTGTTGGTTGTGGGTTACCCCATTTATCTTCGAACCCAGTACCTGCTTTCCACATTTTTCCTAACGGACCTTTGCTGGTCATCCATGGTGGAACCATCAATGAATATACAAAATTCATCCGGTCATATACTTGCTTCGATGGCAGGTCACCCTCATTCACAATTTCTTTTCTGGTGAACGGGTCAATATTGGTCATCATCGCACCCATTAATTGAGGTATTGGCCCACCAAATAAACCGGTGCCCTGAATTAAATTACGTCCAGCATCAGCCTCATCTGGGTCAACCAAACCACCAGCATCTTCAGCGAGGTCAGTCCAAGCTGTCCATGGGAAGAAATACCCCATATTGAAAGCCTGCCACCTACCCTCGGCATCCTTCCAAGGAAGAATCATTGCGTGACCACGTTCTCGCAACCATTTAGGCAGGGCCATTTTAAGGCTCTCAACATCCTCATCATCCACATCATTTATTGCAGCAACTGCCATCGATAAACCTTTAAGCAGAATGTAATAAGGTGCGAACCTCCATGGCGCTGTTGCTGCTGTCTCAAGTAATCGAGGCAATACCTTCATGTAGAATGTTAAAAACGGCGAACCAACGGGCGCATTTCTAATGGTGCGTATGGTTGGGTTTACCGCCGAGTAATCGAATAGCCATTTGTTTGCTTCTTGTGCAGCAACAGCAGGCTCCATATTATTTCGCTCAACTTCGTATGCAATTTTTGCAACCTTACTTAATACTTCTGCCAGCTGATAAATGTCACCAGCTTTATTGGTGATGCCCGAAGCCAGATGCATTAAGCCGGTGATGCTAAACTTGCCAATATTACGTGCTTTAAAATCGAGGAACTCGCGCTCAACAGCCAGTAACTCATGAGCCGTGAATGTACCAGCTGTCACACCGTATTTTTCAGCAATCTTGTAGTATTTTCCACCGGTTGCAATTTCACGGGCTGCTTTAGCCAAATAAAACGGCATCAGGTCCAGACGAACTCCGGAAATATTAAGTAATACCCAGTTTGAAACCAAGTTACGAATTTGTGACGGTGGATTTAATGCCACCTTAGTGGTTTTCCATGCCTGAGTAATCTTGGTACCGGTGCTGCCGTAATTAAACAACCGCTGCCATGCATTCAAATCATTCTCTGGTACAGCGTGAGCCACACCAAGTAGGTCATCATAGATTGCCTTTCTAACGATTAACCCACGTAGAACACCGTACTGAGGGGTGTCAGGAAGCTGTTTCCACTCATTATGGTCGTATTCGCGAGGTAATATTTCACGAGACTTCATATCGTACTGCTCGGCAATTTTCATCACCTTACTTTTTTGCTCGCCCTCTTTCATAATCATAGCCATATCACGCATACGAGCAGCTTCTTTTTGCAGCCAGAATGCCGTGACGTTTCGTTCTTTGTTGGTGCCGGCTATTTTATATTTGATTGTCTGGTCCGGTAATGACCAAGCTGGGTTCTCCAAAATATCATCAAAGAAATCCATAATTGCCAAGTCGCGAGCAGGCACACCGATTGCTCTGGATGCCAAGAAAGCTGGGTCCTTAATCTCACCGAGAACAACTTCACGATATTCTTTGGAAAGTTTTTCGTCGCGGTGCATTGCGTAACCTTGTTTTGATAATTTCTTACCACCACCAAGGGCGCTCACCGCTTTATCTCCCAGTAAATATGCGAGGTATAAACGAGGCAGGTACCTGTCGTTATAAAGTTGTTGTGATGAAGCTGGGATAACGCCACGCTCAACCAGCATGCGGCCAATTGTGCTAATCATATTCTTAGCTCGCATTGCCTCAGCCCGAATACGTGGGTCTGGTATTAGTCCCTCAGAGGCATCACGGTCCGTCATATATTCAAAAACATTACGCGCATCAGTTGCGCTTAAATCTTTAAACACATTATAAATACGCTTTGCCACTTCCTGAGATTTATGGATGTTGGCCTGAGTGATTCCCCGAGCTTCGCGGTACTTAACAATATCCTCGAGATGACCAAAACCATCGATGGCATTATCCAGTTTCGCAATAACAGCCCTCGCTCTGGTCTTATATGCTTCCCATAATGATTGGCGAACCTCTTCCGTTGCAGCTGCAGTTTCACGCTGGCCACGAGAGAACATCGGCTGGCCCTGCATAACCGAGTCACGCATTTCTTCTGTGATGTCGATTGATTGCTGCTCAGTCTTCATAATCTCAGCTATTTTCTTATCGATATAATCTATCGCATCGCCGCGATTATTAAACTCAGCTACCGCAACCCCGTCCTTCAACACAGAAAACTCAGTGTCATCCATATTTACTTGGATTCCAAATGGGTTTGTTTCATATCCAGCTGCTTGCCATTCACCAGTAGCTGGCCGTTGAGTTCCGGACGTGGTTTCTAATTTTGTGGTTGAAACTTTAGAGCCCCACTTCTTAACGTACTTACCAATTTCTTTTGGGATAATTTTATCATATAAAGTTTTGAGACCTTCACCACCAACCTTTAAATCTGGGCCAATTATTTCTCCAGAAATATCGCCCTCCATAACTTTCTCAGCGAGACCTTTCCCTAAAATATTTTCTATTTTCTCCCCGTCAAACTCCAAGCCTTTCATGTCTTTTGCGTTGTTAACTTTGCCGTCTTTTTCAACTAAAAACTGATGCGCCTTCCCGTCATGCAGCTTTATGGTGACCAACTTTCTTTGCGTCACAACATGCCTAGCCCAAGCTATTTTTGAAACCTCTTTACTTAAATCATACCGCTCAGCCTGCTGCTCGCCAGTGGTCCACGCAATAGTATCGAACCCGTTTTCAGCTGCGTAACGAATAGCTCGTTTGATAGCCAGCATTCTCCAGTTCTTTTTGAATGGGGCGTCGGGAACCCCATCCGGATGACCTATTGATGGCGGGTTATCAAACGAATCTGATAACTCTTGAAGAACAGATGGCTCATCACCTTCTTTTTTGTACCCTTTTTTCTTTGCATCCATGTGGCGCTTACTTTGTATTTCTTCGATGAACATAACCCTTTCACCATTGGCGCCTTCGCGCTCTTTAAAACGAATCCAAGCCACGGCTGTGCCGCCACCTTCTTCTGTGAAGTGAATGGCGTCCGGCTTATATGGTTTAATTTGGTCGGGTAAAGTGAGGATTAGCTCTCGATAGTTTTTACCACCTTCGAGCGTGTATTGTCTGTGCTTTGGCCCATCTGTAATGGTGAAATCATTGTTTTCATTCAGCTCCCTATTGGCGGCATCAACAGCATCTTCGTATTTTTCATATGCGTTATAGTGGTTTAACTCTGGGCCAGCGAAATCAACCTGCAGCCCAGTTGGGTCCTCAACAAAAAACCCTTGCGCTGTGTCGCGGATTACGAAGCCAACCTCATCATCTTCATAAACCTTGTTAACTTCAACATCGTCATGCCCATAGAACCAATCTTTAACATCAACCTCTTCGAAGTTAAGGGATACGCCAGCATCAGGCTCACCAAGAATTTCTTCTTGGACATCGATTTTATTTTCAGCCACAAAATCTAATACTTGTTGCTTGGTGAAAGACTCATTTAAAGCATCAATCTTGCTTGAGCCTAAATTATGCAACCAGTCAGTCACACCGGACCACTCAACCTCTTCAATTTTAATCTGACCCTTTCTCACATAAGCATTAATCGCATTAATATATGACTGACCGGTGCCTTTGTTTGGCAGCTTATCTGACAAAACGCGCTCAAGTTGTGAGTAAAATGTTGGTTTAGCTTTTGCTAATAGAGGGTGAGTCCTCGCCATCAGGTCACCAATTTTGTCACCATCACGGATAACCTGACGCATGCGACCGAGTGCACCTAATACTTCAGCATTGGTTACTTTAAATGCACGACCATGGCGCCCAAACATTCTGCGTAGGGCCTGTCTTACAAATGAGATGAACCGCTGAACCCAAGTTGACCGAGGTGCATTTTCTGCTTCCATGGCCAGCCATTCTTCAGCAGCAACCAAACGGTCCCTTACTTTGGTGAAATCAAGGTTATACATGCGCCCGACTTCATTCATTTCGTTACGTTTAGCGTCGAAAAGTTCTTTTAAAAATGAACTTGCTTCCGAACCGAACAACCCTTTAATGCCTGCATGCCCCATTACTTCATGGAAAACAACCCGAGTGGCATGATTTGCATCAGTAATACCATCAGCGATAAGGAATACTTGTCCTGTGGCGGTATCATAAATGCCGTCAACCTCACCTTCAGCATTTTCACTTTTAACAAAATCATATAAGTGTGCTGGTAGCTCAGCTGCTGAGCCCACTGCTGTGATAGGTGGTGCATTTTTCCAGTCACGGGAAAGCTCATCCACGTAAACTTGAAGTTCTTCCTTACCCATACGGGTATCACCAATTGCTTGGCGGGACATCATCGGGTCAACGGTGACCTGCTCACTAATTAATTCTTGTAGTTCTGCCTCGGTGAACCGCTTATAACTTTTAAGGTCGATACCTTTACTTGGTTTGCGGCCCTGCTCTTTTGCCATGGCAGTTTCTTGGTTTTGGAGTAAGGTTAAGATAGATTTTACTTGAGGTAATGTTCCATGTGGAACGAAACCGGTGATACCAGCATCAGCAAAATCACCGGTTAATGTCCGGTGAATAGCATCAGCCACATTATTATTGTATTCCTTGCCAAAAACTTCAGGTGATGCGTTGATGCCAAGCTGTTTGAACAGCATACGTTGGACGCGGAAAGCAACATCCTCCCATTCTACGGCTCTCTGAGACTGCATAAGGGTCAATGGTTCGAGCTGTACAGTTACAACCTTTTTGTTCGGATTGCCGCGCTGAGCACCCCACTCTCTACCCATACGGCCTTCTCGACGAGAATCTCCGTAACGCTCTTGTATGATACGTTCAGTAATTCCATGGCCAAGCTCGTGAACAATGCGCCATTGGCGAGTGTACTCGGTGTCCTTGAAAGAACCATGCTCGATGGCTGGGTCATAAATCCAAAGCGTACCTTGCTGATACCCATCTTTTTTAAGCTTGGGTAGTTTCCAGTTCGCTGGGTCAAATGAGAAATATTTTACGTTGTACCCGTATTTGGTCAGCATATCGTCAACCAGACTCGGGTCCTTAATAATTTTATTAAGGTTGTAAAATTTTAGTGATTCGGTGGTGTCTTTGTTGGTGAATTTTCCGAAGCGCCCATAGATTTCTCTTTGGACAGCAACGGAATCCTCTAATCGATGTAAGGATATTGGTGAGGTAACCGACCCGATTTTTTCTGAGGTTGGTCTTGTTGTTTTCCATCCATACTTGCTTTCAAATTGCTTGTCGACTCGTTCAACCCGTTGTGCGAGCTCACTGTCAACCCATTCAAGGAGACTCCGTCCCCCTTCTTCAAGAATCCTTTGTCTATAATTTTCGCCATTTGCATTCTCCGTCCAGTCGTTTGTGCGTAATTCTCCATCGCTACCAAAGCGACGAGCTTCGATAGTTATGTCGGACCCTGCAAAAACAGAGCCCATAGCTTCCACTATTTTAACATGAAAATCTTTATTATCAACAATTGTAAAGTTAAGAAACCGGACCCCTTTCTCAGTTGGGATTGGAACCACGTCTTTATCGATTGTTTCATTAACAATATTAGCAACTGCTGTTGCTTCTTCATAGGTAATCGGACGTCCAAGCTGGAAATCCATACCATTCGAGTCTTTAATTGTTGTTGTGTAGAAAGGACGATGCCAAGAAACACCATCCTGACTTAAAATATACCCCTTAATATCAGAATATAAGTTTAGAATTTTTGCAGCAGCTGGTGATGCGGCTGCCTCTTTGGTTGCTTTCTTACGTTTTTGAGGGATAACAACCGTTCGCTGGGCACCGGCACCGGTAAACCCGTCCCATACTCCAGCACCAACCAGCTCTTCATCTGTGAGCATACCAATCTTTTCAGCAATAATATCGTTGCCTTTTTCGTCAGTCAGAGCTTTACCCATAGCTGTCTGGTATTCAATATGCTGCTCAAGAGGTGCATCCTGAATGCCTTTTAAGATATTTGTGTCCGTACTTGGTCGAGCTTCCCATGAGACCTGACCATACATATCGCGCAGCGCATCATGAAAATCATACTTTGAACTCTCGAGGTGGGCTTGAGTGAGCGATGCTTTTAATGCATGCTTACGCCAAATCTTTCTGTGTTCCTGACCTTTTTTAGTTGATGTTGGAGCCTTCCATTTTCCATTAACACCGTACTCAGAGAATCCTTTTTTAACACTCTCTTTTATCGTAGCCTCTTTAACCGATGGAATTTCATGCCGGCCTTTAATTGCCACCCAGATAGCAGCCTGAGCTTGGTGTGGTGTCCAGCCGTATTCATTAGCAATGTCTGTCACTTCGTTTTCAATGAAGCTGTAGATACCCGAGCCTTCCTTGATGCCGCTTGCAATACCGTCATTCAGGTACCCGAACGCACGAGACATCCACATATCAACCGTAACTGAGTGGACCCCAGTATGCTCAATATCAACCATGAGGTTTTCGTAGAAGCTGTTTGTTTTACGGCCAACCCATGGCTTATTGTTATAGAGTAAATCAACCGCCTTGTGGTCCAGAGTATTTACCAGAACACCATCTTTCTTTTGGCCCATTGGACGAACCACAAAATCTTCTGCTTTTACACCAGATTTAAACTGGTAATACGCCTGAATTGCTTGGGTCATATTAGGGAAAATAGAATTTTGCGGAGAGTAAATGGCTATCAACTGAGCAATAATCTCAGCATCAACTTTATTTCCACTGGTCAGCCGCATAATCATTTTGCTGCTGTTCTCATACCACATCCGGCCAACTTCACCTTCTGTAGCAAGTTGACGTAATAATTTGCGGAGCTTGGTTACATCTGCAGCTTTTTCAACCCAGATAGGCACACCAATGTACCGGCCATCTTTTGTTTTATCGAGTTTGCGGCGAACGTGTTTTTTTGGTTCGGCCTTCTTCGACATAAACGGAATTTCAAAATCATCTTTAGGCGGGGTAATGTCCTTAACATCTTTAGCAAAACCACCACCAGCTTTTTTGTCACCCTCATATTGGGCAAGCATCATTTCAATAATAGATTGCTGACGAACACCTAAAGGCCGGCCTGCTTTATATTTATCAATAGCATTCCAGATTTCCTTAACCGTGGCACCGGTGTCAGACATAAGTGACTGAGCCCATGACGGGTTAATGCTTTTGGTTCGACCAGTAATAGCACCTGTTTCGCGGCCAATTAATTCAATGCCACCACCCACAGTGAGTTCATCACCCATTTGGGTTAAAGCATTTTCAATTTCTCCGGTTCGTTCAATCGGATGAATCGCGCGTTTTGACAGGAACGGGTCCTTAGTATCTTCGAGAGCATCCCATATTTTTTTCGCATTCATGCCGAGATAGGCTGTTGTTACTGTGTTTTCTTTTACTGCTTTTTTAGCTGCAGCTAATTCTGTTTTCGCATTCTTACTTCTACCTCTGGCAACTTTCGCTTTGGATTTTTCAACCCTCGCTACAGCAGACTTATTTTTGCCAACCTCGATTGAGGCTTTTTCTATCATGGCCGTCAATGTTCCGGCACTTACTTTATTTTGGTTAAATGCCTCAACACCTGTTTCAATATATGAATCTGGAACACCTTCCGTTCTAAATTCCTCCTTAATACTTTCAAGGGTATGAGTGGCCTTTTCTTTTTGTTGAGGTTTTTGTGGGGTTACTTTTCCAACATCCATTTTGAATGCACCAGAAGTATTTCCCCAGCTCATTAGTGCGCCAGCAATCATGCTTGTATTAGCCGCTGAATATTTAGCTTGGTTTGATGGGCGAATCGCTTTGGTCCATTTAACAGCCCTTTCTGCATTAATCTCACCAGACTCAAGTGCAGCAGCAAGCTCTAAATTTGTTTTATATTTTCCACCGATTGCTTCGGCAGCTTCTCTGGCAAGCAATAAGTTTTCAGTTAATTCTTCACGGGTTCGTTTGCCAATAGGAATTGATGAACCTTTTGCAACAGCAATAAATTCTTTCTTGCTCATCGCATTTAATTTTTCACGGACCTGCTCCGGTGTGCTGGTTGATTTTTTCGGTGCTTCCATTGCTTGCGCTGGCTCTTCAGTCTTGGCTGTAGCATAGATATAGCTGTAACATTGCCCAGTCCCTTCCAACCTTTCTCATAATTTTCGAGGTACGCATCTTCCGCAGCCTCAATATTAGGGTACCCAATCATTACCTTATGCTCATCGAACTTTCCGGTATCTGGGCTAACTTGGTCCACAATGTAAGCAATCTCAGCCTGCTCAGGATTTTCACCTAAAAATACATCAACTTGGTCACCATCAGCGCCATTAGTTTTCTTTATGTAGCCATAATGAGATTTAATATCTTGAGACCACTTATTGCCTGACTCATCGGTACCGGAGCGAGTTGAGCCTTTTGGGTTTTCAATTGCAATATCTAAACCCTGAACACTAACGTGGGCTTTTTTGTAATTCCCAGCTTCTTTTTGGGCATCAGTTGGTTCGGTCTCCACTTCGGAAACAGCGTCACTAATGGCTTGGGGTTTTTCCGCTTTCTTTTTCTGTGCAGCTGCAGCTGGTGGAGGTGGTTCGTCAGCCGGTGGCTCCGCGGCAACCGGTTCTTCAGCTGATACAGCATTGACTTCTGATTGCAGTTTAACTTCTTCTTCTTCAATTTCTTGATAACGAGCTTCAAGCTCAATCTCTTGCACCTTTGACTCTTCAGCCTCGGCAAGCTCATCCATCATTTCGTTCAGGTTATCGAGGCGAGATTTAATTTCTTTATTTGTTTTTGATAATTTATTTGCGCGATATTTTATTTCAGCTTTGTCGACAGCATGCATGGTTGTGGTCATACCTGTACCAACGCCCATACCAACAAGTCCAGCGTAACCAACCTTTTTCCAGTCGAGGTTCATGATGGCATCTTTCAATGACATACCTTTAAGTTCCGCATCGTCGTATACAGTTTGCAGAACCTCAGTAATCATTTCCTGAGCGCCTTCACCCAGTATCCCTTCAAAATATTTGCGGATTATTGGGCTGCCTCTTTTCAGCAGTGACGAAAATACAATTGTTTCTGGAAGACCTTCAGCAATAGCGTGGAATTTTGAACGTGCGGTTGCCTGTGCTGGGTTTAATCCCATGTCACGGCTATCACCATACACTTGGCCGTACACTTGTCCGGTGATAATACTGCCGGATAATGCAGGCATTCTTGTTATGGCACCAACAGCGAGCGCTGGAACCATGTCTTCAAAGCCACGAGCAACATCAACAATATAGGTTTCTAGCGAGTTCAATCCTTCAGGACGATTCTTTTCAACCTCAGCTTTGGATGTTTTAAATAATTCGTGACCCCACTCAACCATGCCTTTTTTAAGTTTCATTAATTCTGGACCAACAGTTTTCTCAAACTTACTGGCCATGATTAATGGAGCCATATCCATTGACAAAGATAGTCGGTCCCATGTTGTTGGGTTTTCTAATTTTTTGTATTCTTCAGCACGGGACCGCATTTGTACTTCAGCGGGTGTGCCAGCAGCTTGGGCTAAACCACCACCAATCATACCCCAGCGCTCAGGTACGTTTTCAATTAATTCTTTTTTGAGTCCGGACATTAACGGGCCAGCGCGAACCTCTTCGCCATCATCGCTTGGTTCTTGGGCACCCATCATGCCGAGGGGTTGTTCTTGTTGATATTGGTCAGGTTCTTCTTGTTGGGATGCACCCATGACAGCCATCGCTGGGGCTGGCGTTTCTGGTGCTGGGGATGTTTCTTGAACAGGTGACTGCTCTAAAACTTCTTCTGGGACTTCAGTTAAATTAAGAGAATCGCGCGTATCGAGGTCAAATTCACCCCACACAACTGCGGATTCTTCTTGCGGTATATTGTTTTCAATTATTAAATCATTGAAATATTCCTGACGGGCTTCGTGTCTTTCTTCCTCAGAAAGCTCTGCGAATCGTGCGTCAGCAACGACTTCATTCCACTTTTTCATTTAACTGTCCTATATTATTTCCACATTGAATTATATTGTGAGTTGCTTTCTCTGTCGATTGCGCCTGTGTTTGATGCAGGCATGTCTGGTGCTGGCTTTTGTTGTGGCTTTTTATTGCCAGCCATAACATCTATTAAATTCATGCGGCGAGAAACTTCTTCCTGCATTTCTTCTGAAGTACGCTCAGTGAAGTTTTTAGAATCAGCTGCAGATATTTGTCCCATTATTTTAGAGATGAGCATTTCTCGACTGTGACGGCCAGACTTCGCCATTTTATAAGCTTGGTTTGCCGACATCTTAGAGCCATCATCGTTCTGTAAATTATCTATAATAAATTTTGTTTCTTTAACGATAGCTGGGTCTCGGTTTACACTACCCTTTTTGCTGCCCATAGAATAAAGTCTGACCATTTTTTCAAGCATAATACTTTCATTACCATTAGAGTCAACGGAACGAAAAACTTTTTCGCCATCAATAACATCTGGTGTAATTGACTCAAGCTGGTGGTCTGGGTTTGATTTATTCCACGTTTTAACTGCGCCAACAAGGTCACCGGTTAAGGCTCGCTTAAAGGATTCGGTCATACCCATTTTTTCCATCTGAAGTTGAGTTTTAGCTAAATCCGCTTTTCGCGTATCCTGTTTGCCAGCATGCTCTTCTCGAGTCATACCCATGCGCTCGTCTTCCATTTCAGTTTTACGTTTTGCTGCACCTTCTTTGGCTATATCACGTTCACCTTCGCGATACCCCATCATTGCGCCTTCTGCTATTCCACCTAATCCAGCCATAATTATTTACTCCAATCTGTGCCTTCGCCATAAGTATCTTCGTAACTTCCCGAATCATACCCGCCACCACCATCATCACTCTTATATTTTGATATTGCGTAACCTGCGGCCCGAGCCCCTTTCGCTGCATCAGCGTATGAGTCAGATGACTGCCTTCCATATGATGCTGCTTGTTGTCCATACATATCACTTGCTGCTCTCGATGCACTGGCAACCGCCTCAGCTGAGCCAGATATACCCTTGCCGAACTGACCAACTGCAAGCTTGCGAGCGAACATCTTATCATCTTCCATCTCTGAGCGCATGTCAGCCCCACGAAGATTTGTGACTGTAGCCAAGGCTCTGTCACGCCCAAGGTCTGCATCAGATTCCTGAAACCTTGCTTGAGTTGGGTCCATACCCATTCGCATCATATCTCTTTGTGAAGCCTCTTTTGCCTTGTCAAACGCCATGGCTGTATCTGCCGTTGCTTCACCTCGATATTTTTCCTTGTTTATTCCGGCTTCGTATTCTTCAACCTCTGTCACCATTGATTCTTCAAGGTCACCGTACATATCCTTGTAATCTTGGTATTGCGACATAGCAAAAGCCAGCTGGTCTTCCCCAAGTTTAGCTTGTCTGGCCATGGCCGCTGCTTGAGCTTTGGCTTGTTTACTTCCACCAATCATGCCGGCGATTGCCGTTACAGCACCAATAGCTGCAGCCACCCAATTCAACTGGGTTAAATGTAGCGGCAAAATCTGCCGCATAACAAAACGATTAAAATTTAACATAGCTTACCTACTTCGGTACTTGGTCTTTGATAATTAATCCGAGGTCAATCAAATCCTGATATGTGACAACGGCATCCAGTTTTCGTGATGAAGTGCGTCTTTCCCCTCTCCATATTTCTAAAGTTTCTTTCATTGCATCAAGCCACGGCTTTGTCGGCTCATTAAAAGGGATGGCTGGTATAGACGGTAAATTAGATGGTCTAAATTTACCGCTCTGAAATTTAAGAGACATCTAATTGTAACTCCCGAATTGATGTCGCTATTACAACTTCCCTTATAGGATATTGCCCAGCAACTTCAATTTCATATTTATTGTATTTGCTGCTAATTGGGATTCTAAACGGCTCTATACTAAAAACAGACCGCTCATGAATTAAATTCCCATCACCGAATACTCGCATAACATAACTTGTTATCGTTGGAACTTCCGGTAAATCATATAAGTCGTGTCCGTTAACCGCTCTGCAATTAACTTCACACCCGTTAATATCACCAATCCCTTCGCCTGAAGCAATAACTGCAGCATTCAACCCCTCAAGATAATCTCTTTCAGCTTGAATAGCGTCGAGCTCTTCTTGGGTTATAAGGTCATCAAATGCAGCATTTATTTTTGCAGCTGACATCGATGTTTTTTTGGGCATCGAGAACGCCTTTGAGCGCCACGTATAATTAAGCCGGCTGCCACCAGCGTTAAATTCTTTTACATTTGTTACTTGGTTAATTTGGTCATAAATTGCTATATATAATTTATCACCCTCATCATCAACCCAGAGTGCATCGGCTTCAACATTTAAGCCAACAGGACCCTTCTCGTCAAATATAAATCCATTCTTTGTTGTGCCAAAAAATATTACATACCGGCCATCATATTGAGCAGCAACACTGCCGCTTGGCGTTAACTCACTCCACTCATCACGAGTATAATGTTCTTTTGTAATCAGTTTTGCACCACTGTCACCAATATAAAACAAACCATCTGGGCAGGCATATACAACCCCGTCCATCATACTAATCAAGCTTCTTTTTGAAACGCAAGCCTGACGATGTGGCAGCTTTGTCATTGACATTGAGTCAGGAGAAAGCCCAGATACCGAGTACGGGTTTGATTTTGTCGTTACAATTAACGTGCTTCCAAACGAAGCAATGCCAACAATATCAACCGGAAATGTAAAAGTGTATTTCTCTGGCCATGCATATGGAACATATGGCTCACAGAAATAAACTACGTTACCTACAAATCCGGCAAAGATACCATTTGCCATTTCAGTTAAGCCAATAAGGTCTGCTGGTGGGAAATCCCAATCCTCAACCGTTATTGTCTCACCAAGGCCGGTGCCTAGAATTAAATCATTATATTGTGGAGTGCTTACGTTTATAGCGACATCAGCAACAAATAAATAATCAGCACCTGTTTGGCCAACTGCAATGCGGTATATTCTCCATGTTGTAATTGGAACATAATCTCCAGCTGGAGCAGCACTTAACCCAGTTAAATCGACGCTGCCTGTTGTAAAATCAGCTGCCACAATATTTGAAACGGGGCTCGGTGCGCTCTCTTCTCCCCATGCATTAACAAACGTATAAATATAAGCTGTATCTGATGGCACTGTGTGCGTCCCAACCAGTGCAGCAGTCGGTGCTCCGGTTGGTGCCGGCAATCCAGCAATATAAGAATCCTCTGGGAACTCGTCATTACCACCAATATCTATGAGAGTATTATTTGTTACTCGATACTCACCTGTTCCAGTGTAATAAAGCTTATCTGTTGCATCATCAGCAAGCTGACTTTTAACGATATCAACGTCCACATTAAATTGAAGCCATTGACCGCCCTCAGCCCTATGAATGGTTTGAACTTCTCCACCCAGCGCAAGTTCTTTAGTTTGGGCATTCGTCCTCCACCCTTCAACGGCACCAGAAGACAGCTTGCAATTATCAGATACCTGCGCTTGATTTGGAGTCAGGTATCTCGCGTCAATTTTTGGCGCGGCACCTAAAAAACCATGTAAGTTTATTCTTGGCATTATGAATTTGTAATCACTCCAAAGTAACCATCAGCACCATCGCCACCATCATAAGTGACAACACCATCGCCACCAAGGCCGCCGGATATGTCAGTCGTTCCGTCATTAGCTGTTAAAACTCTGGATACTAGCAGCACCATGCCACCACCACCACCGCCGCCAGCAGCAGAAAGGACCGGCTCATCTTCGGCATCATCGCCACTACAATCAATTATGGCTCCGGTTTGAAAATCAATTTCATCTGCAATAATAACAACAACGCCGCCGCCATTAGCCCCGCTTGTTGGAGAGCCATCAGTTGATGTACCAGCGCCACCGCCAGAACCACCCTTAATGTAGTTAGTAAAACCATTAGCTAAAATTGACTCTATCTGCCTTGCTGTCATCTCATTGCCATTCAAACCAGCACCATTAGTGCCTGTTCTACCGAGACCGCCCTCTACAATATAAGGCCCCCATTCGTTGTCACCGCCATCCCCGCCATCAAGGTTATCATCTTGGCCACCACCACCACCCGTGCCACCAAAAGTACCATTATCGCCTTTAGCTCCAACCTGACTGTTAACAGCAACGCCCCCGAGACTACCTCTGCCAGATAAATCTATTGTCCCAATTATTGTGCATTTTCCGGTACAACGAATAACCAGCATCCCATCAGAAAGTTCTGTGGTGTCTAAAATTATTCCGGAGTTCAGTGTGTAATCAACAAAATCATACTCACCTGAATCTAATGTCGTATTAACTGCGTGAATTACGGTTCCATCTGAACCGTCACCAATGAACTGCTGCCATTCCCTGTATTTGCCAATACCGAGAACTTGCTTTGCTGCGCCCAAGTCATCAACATCAGCAAGATTATTTACCTTAAGCATTATCTCTGCGCCTTCAATGCCGTCAACTTGGTCTGCATTTAGGTCAACATTTAATGCTGTGTTGTTTATGGCGAGGCCGCCGGATGTGTTTGCTGGCTCATATCCATCAACCAAATCTGCATTTAAGTCGGCTTTTAAATCTTGGGAACCATCATTCTGAACAAACTGAGTTAATGCTGCAGCAGTATTTCTGTGTGAAATAGAATCTCCGGACAACCAAGAGCGAGCGACAGTTCCTTCTTCCCCACGGACAACCGTCAATGTATCGATTGCTCTTGATGTTACCCTGCATATTTCAATGTTCCCTGCCGCATCTGTCAACGTAACCATTTGAATTTCTAATCCTGTTGGAGAAGAAAATTTTGCGCCGTCGCTGGTCTGCAGGAATATGCTGGTGTCGGTATCGTTAATACCAGCAGCTAATGTTGATACCGCATTATTTATAAAAACGTACTTGCTCATAATTTAATACCTGTCATTACCCAATTTTTAAAGAGAGAACCCGAAACGATACGCTTGTAAATCGTCGCTGGTGGCGTCATGCATCACTATATCCGTTCCGTTTATTGCCGCTATTTCTAATCCAGCAGCTGCAGTGATGGATAAATGCCCACCTATTTGCTCCCAAACAGACCCATCAAACCTAAAAGTTGTCATTAAGTCATTGTTCGCATCAAAGAAAGCAATATCTGTCGCATTTAAAGCGGTTATTGAAACATAAGATGATGCGCCGAGTGTCGGCAGGGCAAGAACGCTACCTGTTAATGTCCAATCTGTTCCATCAAAACTATAAAAACCTAAATCAGAATTGTTGCCATCAATAAGCGCAACCTCAGTATCAGACATTCCAGCCAAGGCAACGCTATAGTTCGCATTGGTAATTGTTAAACTGTTCCCTATTTGGGACCAAGTTGTACCGTTAAAGCGATATAATCTCAAGTGGTCATTGCCAGTATCTATATATGCTATATCTGTGTCATTCAGCCTAGCAACTGCTACGTCGCTACCGGTACCGGAAATACTTAAAGCCGTGCCTTTTGCCGTCATGCTGGATGTTGCTTTGGTGTATGTTTGTAATGTATTTGTAGCGCTGGCCTTAGCAAGAACAATGTCAGAGGCAGATACCGCTGGAGCAAGATAAGTTAAAGTAGCTAACGATATATTTTCTACTATGCCAACAGAAAGAGTCTGCCCTAGAGTAAATGAGTCCCCATCAAAACTGTATGAATTTAATGAATCATTAGTTCCATCTAAAAAGCAAATCTCTGGCGGCGAAATTAAGTTACCTCTGCTTCCTATGCTGCATAAAGCGACGAAATTACCGGTATTGGAAATAGACAATGCTGTGCCAAGCGGGGTTGGCGATGTCCACTTAGGTGTTGTTCCGCCAGCACCAACAGCAGCTGTTACAAACTCTGTCGTGGCTAATCGTGTAGTGTCATTACCGGCAGTTTGCGTAGGTGCAGTTGGGTTTCCTGTGAATGCTGGGTCTGCTAGTTTTGCAAACAGGTTCGCAAGGTCACCGCCTAATTCTAGTGAATCAGCAGCAGTTGCAGCGACAGCTAGTGCCCCAATATCTGCCGGAGTGAGAGCTCTTGTTGCAATGGCTGTAACAATTCCGTCAGTTATAGTGATGTCACTAAATACTGTTGCTCCACTTAATACGCTTGATACCCTATCGAAAGCTGAGTGGGCGTGCCCTGATAAAGCAAAGGCAGTGGCCACCAGCCCTTGTAATGTATTAGCGTTTAACCCGCTATCATCAACATCAACAGTCAGTAAAGCAGTAAGAATTTCCGCAGCTGTCTGGTCATCTTTGGCGTTATCTTCTATTGTGCCAAGCTTAGAAAATAACGCATCCGTAAACGCACTCACTTCAGCTTCGTATAAAGTTTTTATTTGTGCTCCGGTTTGTGGGAACCCTTCCATTGAACCTTTAGTTAACCTTGCTTCAGCGAATGTCCCTGCAGGCCATATTCTTGCAGCGGTACCATCTTGTGCTCGCTCTATTGTGAGAACGTCACCAGCACGTCCTGACACATGGCATACTTCAATATACCCAGCGTAATCCAGTAATGTTATTGCTTGGCGGTCAACACCTGCTGGCGAAGCAAACAGGGACCCCTCGCCAGTAGGCAAGGTAATTTCTGTGTCGCTCGCAGATATTCCAGCGTTTAATGTGGAAGCTGCATTGTTTGTAAATAAAAAACTCATTATTGCACCGTAATATTCCAGACACCAACCATGGCGTCAGATGGGTCTTTTGTCGCTAACGTAAATATAACTCGTGACAACATTTCGCCACCAGCTGCGGCATTAAAAAGACCAGCCTCAATAACAGAGCCAGTCGCTATGGTTGGTAAAAACGTGGCAATATATAATATTGATGCCCCTGTTCTTACCACACTATCTAAAGCAACTCGGCCAAGCTCATTTCCCAATCCTGTATCAGCAACATCTGGAGCAGTACCATCGGAACCTAACGCCATAAAGCTTAAATTGTCAGGCGATTCTCCAGCTAAATATTTAGCAACCCACTCTTTTCCAACATCAACAACGAGGTTTTTTTTCTCGCCCGAATCCTTTAAGTTCATATTCTTGTCGTACAATTTGAACTCAAATGACCCTGTGACTTTTAGTGCCTCATTAATAATCACAAGACAACAACCAGTTGTGGGCTACCGTTCAGTTGCTTACCATTAAGAACGGATGAATTTAAGCCTCCAATCTGAGGTTGATAAAGCTGAAGTGAAAAACTTTCAGAAAAAGAAAGTGAGTCACCATCGATAATTCTATTTAGATAATCTGGGTCAGCATTCAGCTCATAAATTTCTTTATGCTCGTAGTTCGGACTATTATCAATTCGAATAGCTGTTGTCTCACCTTCGGATTGTACAGTCTCCTCAACGAACGCGGCCATTTGCTTATACGAAACTGTGGCCCGAATAATCAAAAATCTCCCCTTATTCTAAATCGAACTTTATCGTAAACCGTTTGCAATGATACGCCGCCAATATTAACTTCAATTTCACCTTCATAGGCTCCGGCTTCAACATCCAACGCATCTGTTGGCCACTGCATAAATATTTCACCATCCAAGCCAGTGTTGACTTTGAAGCACTCAATCGTCTGCAAGATTACTGTTGTACCAGTCTTTCTAAATTTAAGAAAAATTGTTGTTGCAGCATCAGATAAATCAATAGGGTCCCAGCTTTCTGGGTCAGATTTATCGCCAGAATTAGAATCCCTTAATATGATATTTATTTGTGGACCATCATCGCCCTGTGTTAAATAAACTGTTTCGCTCATGCTAATGGCCTCATAACAACGCTTTTCTTTGTTCGTGTATGGCTTCTTGATATTTCTACTTTCGCGTCAAGCTTGCCTTTTTCGTATTTATCTTCTTCGTCTTTTGCTGCAGCTGCGTTATACCAGCTCTGTGCTTTCATATTTAAAAGCCTTGCTCTGGCACCGGCAGTAATCGTTTCCATGAATTTATTATAAATAAATGTTGGCGCTTCATATGATTCCCTGCTTGGGATTAATGCGGCACCAAGATATAAAGTGTACGGTTCTGTTGGTTTTGCAACGATGTGGACGAAACCATCAGCTGTCATAAAATAAACTGAAGGGGTTCCATCAATATTTCGCCATCTATGAATCTGTCTGTCAGCATCAAGTTCGTCCTCTGATGTTGCTGTCATTCTTATTTCTTCACCGCTGGCGTCGAGCATGTATCCCCAAGTAAGTAATGAAGGAATACCTTCAGCCACATCCAATTCATATTTAGCTGTTCCGGCAATAACACTAATTGGGTCAACCTCTGCCTTCCATGCGAGCGTCACCTTACAAAAATCAATCATTGTGTTTCTTATTTCTGTTTCAGCAATAATTGGTGGGCAGCCATCAACCTCAGACAAAACATCATAGAGGTAAGAGTCGTATGTTGTCATGTCGGTCATTTAACTGGAGTCTCCTTGCTTGGTGATAAAGCAATATCAACCTGAGTTTTTCCGGTTAATGATTTGTAGAACGACGCTTGTTGTTGCCTTGCTAAGTCTCGACTCTCGGTCGAATCTGTTTCTTTACTGTAAGCAAGGTACATCATCCAATGACGAAGTGGTCCTTCATAAATATCATCGATTGAAATCGCATCATTATCAACATCAGTTATATCTGCTGGTGATGTGGAAACTTTTGCTTCAACAATTACAGTAGTTGTGGCGTGGGCTGGGGGGTAGACATAAAATGTATTTGGTGTTTTTTCATCATAAATAAAATTCTTTATGACTGTTTTACCTGTCTCGCTATGCCATGTTGGGCGATATGAGTTCAGTGTTTTTTCTGGTATAGGCCAAATAGGTTTCCCAGCTGTATTGCCGTCAGCACCCATATTGCGAACAATATCGAGGAGCCTTAATGCTGTTGCTGGGATAGATTGTTTTGTGCCGGAAACCAGCGTGATATTTTCTACGGATGAACTAACGTCAGGCCGGATTAACGCGGTCTGACGCTGTGCCGAATTAAGGAAATCGGTTAACTCGTCTTTTGTCCAAGTGATGAAAGTTGCATCACTTAGTTCTTCTGCTACGTTGTTAACTATCGTTATCGCTTGCATCCATTAATTCCTTGAATTGTGCTCGCAGCTCTTTTGCTGTTGAATCCATGGAAAGCTCAGCATTAAAATCTTCCTGAGCTTTAGTTACAATTTGTTGCTTCGTTGCTTTGCCAAGTTTAAATTCTTTTCCAACTGGATTTTCAGCTGGGGATTTACTGGCTACGGGTGGTTTGTAGTCATACACAGGCGTCATATCTTTGCGAGCCAATAGTACCGGTGTTGCAATAAACACACGACCAGCTTCATTTTTAACATGCGCTGGCGCTTTACCTTCTTCGTATTTTACATCTTCATCGCGTAATCCCATGGTGCTTCTCCTCTCTTAATTAAAATAAAGAACCCCCAGACTGACGGGGATTCTCTATTTAACTACTCAAGCTTATCCGCGTTTAGCGTACAAGTGAACGAGATAGTTGCCTTCGATTACCTTGTAACCGTAAACATTTAAGCCACGAATCAATTGGCCAAATGAATTTGGGTTAGGCAATGTTTCCATTTTAGTCATTTGAGCTGCGAAAGTTAAACCAGCTTTGTGACCAGCGACAATGTTATAAACATTATCAGAACCATCAATCGTTACATCGATATTGTTGCTCATGTAAATCATGAAGCGGTCAATCATACCGACACGACCGTTACGCATAATTGAAGTGCCGTCACCCGCAAGACTTGCGTCTTTTAAGTCAGACTTCTTAATTAAACCGCAAGCCCATGCTGGTAATACTAACCAACGACCGGATTCCGGAATATTCTGTTCATCCATTACTGAACCAAGGTCCACAATGTAATCGAGAATATTTGCTTTAGTTAATGCAACCGGTGCACCAGTGTCACCTAAGTTGTAAGAACTTGATTTACGACCAGCTGCAATACCAGCATTTTGTGCATCGATGTCTGCATAGATGTTAGCCAGTAAATCAGTGTCAACAGCAATCTTCATCTGTTCACCACCATCGCCAGCCCAGTCATCCATAATATCGATGTCTGCTTGGTACTCATCAACATCATCTACTGAGAACGCAAAGTATTTACCTTTGTCGATAGAAAGTTCTACGGCAGGACTTGTTGGTTGTTCGTAGTTTAACGATTGACCAATTTTGTAGTCGTTGATTGTTAATGTTGGAGTGGTACGGATTTCAACTGTATCACCCATTGCTTTGATTTCGCCTTCGTAATCAGTTGATGCAATCTCACCGAAAACTGTTGCGTCGTAGAATTTCTCTACTAATTTGCCACTCCAAATCTGTGGAATGAACTTACCCGAACTAGTCGAGCTTATATCTGTGTAGCCTGTATCACGAGTTAAACCAGCCATTTTGAGGCTCCTTATCTATCGCGACATTACTGACTTATGCGCTAACGTGCCCTCTTTTGGTCACGATACGGCCTTGTTGCCCCGCAGCAATAATGTCTTTTTCAATTGCTCGAGCCTCTTCTTCTTTGCCTTTATATCGACCTTTGGTTTTGTCAGTGTAAAAATCAGTTACTTCCTGAGATGTATACACCCTTAACTCCGGAGCTGGAGGCTTACCACCACCCTTGCTATTCGGAGAAATTAATTCCTCTGGTATCGACGGCACGTCATCTTGAGACTCACCATTTGTCGATGTGGCTTTGAAGTCGTTAAAAATACCAGACACTTGTTCAAGGTCTAAATTCTTCCGCGCTTCTCTGAGAAAATCCAATCTGGTTTTCCCGCTGTAAGGAACTTCTTCGTCCAGAAACTTTAAGAACTCGGGGTTGGTATTGGTTTTTTCCCAATCACTCCCAACTCTTTCATTCATACCGCTAAAGAAACGCTGCTCGTCGCTTACGACCGCATGCTCCTTAACTTGTTTCTGGCCCTGCTTTAAACTAGCAAGCTCTGCTTGAACATCCATTAATGTTTTAACGAGTTCAGTGTTGGATTGCTCCGCAACTTTCTCCATCATATTAATGTAACCATCGCCATACTGTTCACGCTCTTCGTCAGTGAACACGACTGGTGCTGGTGCCGTGACTTCTGGTTTTGACTCCAGTTGCTCAATCTTCTCCTGCAGAGCGGCCATCTTAGAATTTACTTCATCGACGGCAGTGTGTGCAGTATCCAATTCGCCACGTAATTTCGGAACCTCGCGGTCATAACTAGCTTTAAGCCCGTTAAATCGCTTTTCCCAATCTGTCTCAGGTTTTGCCGCAAGCTCCTCACTTTTGGCGTCTTTATCAGGTTGGTCTAAATTCTTGTCCTCATCTGCCTTAGCAGCGAGTTCCGCATCATCTGCGGGGTTTGGTTCCTGAACTGCATCAAGGGCGACATCATCTGCCGGATTCTTTATCAGTTCTTCCTGAAGTTTTTTCGCTTCAGCTGCTTGCTTTTTAATGCCTTTTGGTTGCCTTACTTGTGCCATATCTATTTCTCTCTCTTTGCAGGCCATCAGTGCTGGGGCTCACGCCTTCACTTCAGGGATTCGCGATATGCCGATAAGCTATAAATAGGATTCATCGACGTATAAAATAAACTTATGTTGATTGTAGTGTGTAACCTGTTATTTGACAAGCTTTATCAGCTCTTCAAGAAGAATTGCTGCGCCTTGCCCACGGTACATTTGAATGTCTTCTTTCTGCCGATTACTGGAGTCTTCATCCTTAAGGCATTTCTCCAAATAACCAATGAATTCCTTGCCTTCTGTCGAACAGGCAATCATATGTATAGCGCTTCTTTCTCTCTCATCTGGATTTAACATCAGACCTCCGAAAATATAATAATTAATGCCAGAGCTTCATCATGCTCTACCAGTTTTTCTTTAATTAATTTTGCTGCTGATAATTCTTTTTTGGCCCTCAACTTAAGCGCGACAACTGCTTTTTTCTCCGATACACCAAGCTCACGTTTCACAGCCTCGATTTTCTTTATCAGGTCATCTGGGGGCAGCATTTCGAGCGCCTGCTTCGGTGTCGGCATTGGGAGACCGGAAACCTCGTAAGTCTCACCGTCAAGCGTCACCTCGGTTGCCTCGCTAAGAGTTTCCCTGATTTGCTCTGGCGTGATATCTGAGAGCCTTAATGACGGTTCTTGGTCATCAATTTTCAGAAATATTTTACGTGGAGCAATCTGATATTGTGGGACCGAACCACCCGAACCTGTGTCACGGCCACCATCTGTAATCACATAAGCGCCATACGAGCCAAGGCCAAATAAGCAAATGTTATTCGATGAACCTAAACCTCGTGTGCATAATGTCATTCTAATCGGTCTCGACGATTAACTGCATTTCCAGCATATGGGTCTGTTGCTGCGATATTTTCCCAGATATTAGCGGTGAATAGTGGCGTTACATTATCTCTGGCAAACACCGTCATTATTCCAGTCACTGGGTTAGTTTCAGTTTTATTTCTTAATATGCTGTCAGCAATATTAATATTGGCTGGATAACCTGTTTCATCAATGACAACACCAGCAGTTGGTACTTCGTTTACAAATTTACACATGCCTCTGGCAATCATGGAGTTAGCCACGGTGGTGGTATTCGATGAGTCAAATGTGAGTGAACCTTCAGCCACTTCAACGGTTACTTCATCAAGGACGTTATTACAATCTTTAAGGGTGAGACCGCCTTCATTTCCTCGGACACTTAGATTGCACCAGCCCGTTGCATTCATGCTAACTGTTGGCCGGCCAAGCCCTGCAATCGCGGAAGCGTTGTCTTTCATGAACACACTGGCACCATCAACACAAATTAAATCACCAGCAAGCCCGTTTTTCTCAAAGAAGCCGTTCAGATAGAAGCCGCCGAGCAATACGCTTTCCTGAACAATAATCACACCAATGTAATTGCCTTGCATCTTACAATGCCAAAACTCAGATTTAGTTAAATCCTGTCCGTTTGCATCAATGGTTGGTGTACCAACACCGATAACCTTGAAGTTTTTAAGTTGTCTATCGAGCGTTATATCAGCATAGACATATAGTGTCTTGATGCCTTCAGCTTCAGCATAATCAACCGCAGCGGTTAATGTATTAAATGGCGAGGCTTGTGACCCATCGCCGGCAGGAACAAGCTCAGTATCAATCCAAACGCCAGCTTCCATGTAATTAAGGCGCTCAAGTGTCGCTAACTCTCCAGCAGACAACCCGCCGCCTGATGTGGCCAGCTGCGTGACTGGCTGCAAGCCTATAATTGCTGCTGTGAACGCGCCAATGGTTGGAATAAATATAGGTAAATCTGTACTTTCAGCAACCAAGCTCCCAGTCAAGTAAGTTGTTATATCTTCCTCTGGTGGTCTAAGCCTCCAGCCAGCAACATTATTCCAGAAGAAATATGTACCGGCTTTAAGCTCACCAGTCAACGGGTCACCCCCAACTGGTCTGAATAGTTGTGGGTACTTCATATTGGAGTTGTTGCCTAACAGCCAATCTTTCCAAGCTTCATATAAATCTTCACGCACATCAACTTCAGTTACACCGGAGTCGAGCGTTACGATTAAGTTGTCTCCATCAAAAGTTGGCATAATTATCCTACAAAATTTGGCTCATCGAGCTGTGTAATTGAAACAGTTTGGTCCACAGTGAATATTCGGTTTTCAAGTCTGAGCGGTATTGAAGCGTCAGCCTCATCTTCACCACCCTCAAGAATAACAATATCAACACCGGTAGAAATCGGGACCGCAAAATTAAATGAGGTGCCTGAGTTTAATGTTTCATCAACCAAGGTTGAGGTTCCAGTTAAATAAACACTCACAACGGAACCAGCAAGCAATGGTGACAAAGTAATACTCAAATCGGCTGTTACAAGTATTGTGGCACCAGCTGTTCTTACATGGCTCGCAGCTGTTACGCCCGAACCACCTGAGATATTAATCGTCATCGAACCGGTTGCGATATTTACATAAATTGCTTTATCAGCATCAACCGTTAGTGAGTAACCGGTAAAGTCAATACCGTTCAATGTTACGTTTGCAGCTGTGCCGGTAATCTCTAAACCATTACCTGCCCCACCACTTATAAACTCTGTGTTACTAATCTTTCCGGCTTCAGCTGGACTTGCTGTTGTCACTGCTATAGTTGCATTAAATGTGTCATCTATTATGCACCCATCTAATGTTGCCCCACCTGTTGTGATTTTATCGCAGCGCCTAAATGTTGTTCCGTTAATTATGTTGGTGTTTGTTCCATCATTAAAGACAAACGTACCCATATCAGTGAATGAACACGACTCAAATAAAAGTGTTGCGTTATCAATAACAGCAAAAATACCTCGGCTTGCTGTAGCGGCAATAGCATTATCAACGCCATCCTGAGCCGATATTGCAATTGAGGTCCACTCTATATTTGAGCTTGAATGGCGTATTTCTATTTTATTAAAGTTAGACGTTACTTGGGGTACGTTATCAACAAAAATGTTTGCGTTTGAATCTCTGAAGTCAACAGACGTTCCGGCAAGGCCGAGCGACATTAAGCCTTTCCACTTATAACCGCCAAATATCTTTTGAAATAATGCGTATCTTTGTCCAGAGCTGTCATCAAATGAAGACATTCCGGTAAAGGTGCCATAGTCACCAGCTTGGCCATCAGTAACTTCTAATGTGCACCGGCCAACGCGAATAACATCAACAGCAAAAGGATTACCGCGAGACTGGGCTGTTGCATTTATTGCAATACCTACAACGCTCCAAGTGTCATCAGGTGTGCCAACCGTTGTATCAGGAGTTGCTGTGTCAGGGTCGATTGCATAGTTCGCCCAACCACCAATCGGATTGGGGTCAAAATCTGAACCGGATGCTTTGAAAGCGTAAAAATCACCCAAAGTATCACCAACTATTGTTCTTATGCCACCATTAGCATAAGTTGCTAATGATGATGGGGAGGCCCAAAAAGCCCAGATAAGAATCGCACCATCCGTATCAACAGTGAAAGCACCAGCAAATTGGTTGACATCATTAAGGAGTGTGCCAACACCTGTCTTGGTGAACTGTGCGGAAATGCAATCTGTGCCTTGAATATAAAAGTTAGATTCGGCTGTTTCTGTGCCGCCATCAGCCCACGCAGCAACGCTTGACTCGTCCCAGTTGGTTACGGTAAGAGCTTCATCAACTAAACCACTATTAGCAGAGGTTAAATCAGAATCGTATGCTGCTATTGCCATTTTTCCCCTCTGCTATTTTATGTACTCGACTCAGTAGCTCTTCCGGCCTAACATCGTCCAAGTGATAAACTATAGGTTGACCCTTCTTGGTGAACACAACATTAATCCCTTCTTTTAAGAAAAAATCAACCTGTCCACTCATGAATTTGAAGTCAGTATGATTTGGGTTTATTGTCCCAAACATTAAATCATCTTCGAGCTTTTCAAAAATAACACCACAGTTATCTGGGCGCATTTTCTCTGAAGCAGCCCCCATCTGATTGTAAGCACATTTAAACTCGAGGCACCGAGCATCTACTGTTTCATAAATATCACAGCCTTTATTGCAGTGCTTGCATGCCTCCCCTGCTTTTTTATCCATCCAAGGGACATCGAGCAGGAGACAACATAATGTGCATTCACCGCATTCCATTAAACAGTTACGTTCAACTCGCCCTGTGCAACTAACGGGATGATAAGCGCTGTGGTTGATATTGATTGGTCGGTTGACTCGGTGTACTGAGCGGTTATTCGACCAACTGCTTTTGCTTTAACGCTGGCTGTGGTGCCACCTGAGCGACCACCCTGAACATTATTTGAATAATCAAATGAGAAGGCAAAATCAACTTGCAATGGAACCTGAACAACTTTTGAAATTGTAATTGCCGGACCAGTGCCTTCAGTTGAAATTAAGATACCTTCTTCATTAACAACAGTTAGCTCATTAACTGGTGTCGCTGTAACTTCCCAGATGTGGTTGTTATCTGTGCTGCCCTCAATCTCAATAAAGTCACCGACAGAGAACACGCCATCGATTCCGGTCTGGCCAATAGTGTCAGTTGCAGTGAATGAAATATCCGTACCGCTTGCTGTTACGTTCGTGTGAACAATAATCGCATCCGGTGTATCAATTGGATTTTCATCGATGCTTGCTGCTTCACCGGCTGTGGTAACAATGGTTGCACCATCATAGCGGGTGACACTCCATAATGATGTGGAGGTTAATGCTGTCACCTGATAAATGCCGTTCATCGGTTCATCGATACCAGTTAAGCCTTTCACTTCAACATAAGCACCAACACCGCGATTTAATGATGCTGGGAACTGGGCAGTTGAAACAAATGTTCCGTTTGCTCCGGTCCCTGCCGTAACAACAAAAGTTGCATCAACTGCGTTTTCGATAGTATGGGTGAAGAACAAGATGCCATCAGAAACTGCATCACTGTTCAGCGTAGCATTTGCATCCAAGGTTACGGATGTTGCAATTGGTTTTAATTGACCAACACCGTTGCTGTCATAAAAGACAACATCATTTGCGCTTGATGAATTGAGGCTGTCGATATATAAACCGGCACCACCACCATCAGGGCTTACTGTTTGCGTTAAACCACCATCAGCAGAACCAACTTCTAATGTGTCGCCAACAAACCGAGCCAATAGCCCGATTGCGCGACCAATAGCATCAGCTCCAGCATCATCATCGATGTCGGTAAGTTTCCGTAATTGCCATTGCAACCACTCAAAACATTCTTCAGCTGTACCGTTATTACCTTCCATAATGAAACCGAAGTTATATGGACCACCAACCAGCACACCTGAACCACCACGAGCTTGTGGTGTTGCGTACATTGTTAATGTCATTAAGTCATAAGGCGATACCGTCATATTTGCATCGGTAGTCGTAATCTTTAAATCAGAACCGGTTTTAAGCGGGAACTGGAATACGAAGTTACCAAGCACTGATTTATTAATTGTATTCAAATCAGCTTGTGCAAATGTTGAGCCGAATGTGTCACCGGCATCACGTTCACGCATACCTAAACGGAAAGCATTTGAGTTATCAACTGCAAGAATTGCGGCTGTGTCATCAGCATTTATTGTTAAGCCGGCTGTGGTTAATACTAGTGCTGAAACACCAGTTAATACCCATGACCCATTATTAGCGGCATCTTCTGCGTCACGAATTGTTACCATACCACCAACAACATAACCTTCTGTAATGAACGAGCCGCCAATACGAGTAATTGTTGTTGCTGTGATTGCTAAATCGGTTTGCGCCTGCTCTTTAAAGAACTCAACCGCTTCATTCACCGGACCGGCAAAATCTAAATCAAACGTGTTATCAACCGTAGTATCCGTACCGAACATACCGAAGGCAGTATCAGTCAGGGAATTTTCCACGGCATCAACCGTCAATACGCCAGCGCGTCGAGCGGTTATATTGCCGGCTGAATCGATTTCATTCCAGCCTGCATTACGCATCAACTTACGTGTGCGAATACCGAAAGTACCAAGGGCAATGTCAGCATCATCAACGAAGTTCCAGCCAGAATTATTACCACCAGCATCCTGCCCCATTAAATATTTACCAGCATCTGCATCAATACAGCGCATTGGGAACTTGGCATTTGCACGGAGGAAGGTATCATCCAGCCAGTCAATCATGGTTTTAGAGTAGACTGCTTGACCTGACGCGCCGGTTGCATCAATACCGCCTTGTTCCAAAATATAAAGCCCGTTGGAGGCTGTATCGAACATAATCGTTTTGCGTTCGGTTACGGTGTCAGCTGCTTCGGAAGCTGCATCATTTGGCTCATTAGCGTTACCGGCGGCAACCCCGAGTAATTTTGTACAGGTATAATCGTCGTTCACCGTATTGATTGTGATGACTTCATACGCGCCATTGTTGTCAGCATCAGAGTGCGCTTCAACTTCAAAACGCTCACCAACTGCCATGGTAGGTAATCCGCTTAATGCTGATGTTATATCAACGCGGTTAGCCGTGGTTGCTGTAGCTGGTGTCGTATTTGCGAACACCATATCAGTCAGTGCAGTATCGACAGCTGAGAACATATCAACAGCTTCGGCACCACCGGCAATTGGATTTGAACCGCTGACTTTATCAACAGTTACAGAGTTTGTTGCTGGTGAGGCATCATTGACCTGATATAAACCATTATTTACAGTTGATGAATGGTCGCGAACTTCGAAAAATTCATTGTCATCCAGCGGGGGTAGTTCAGAGCCTGCGCTCGTTATCGTTACTTGATTGCCTGTAGGAGTACCCCAAACGGCATCCGATACGGCGAGTAATGAACCTTGTGATAAACCCGATGGGTCATTTGCTTGTGGCATTGGTAAATCTCCTAGTTAGCTCTCTCATAAGCCCGATTAGTTTTCAATATTTTCTTCTGTAACAGTCGCTCCTGAGAGCTTTCCACCTGTAGTGGTTAAATCAATTTTCTTTTTCACGAGACCTTTGTTGTTGTCAATCGTTAAATTAAAAACAGAACCGGATTGTGCTGGTTCCGTCTTCGTGGTCTCAGTTTCTTTCTCGGCAACTTTGTTTTGTCGATTAAGTTTAATTTCTTCACGGATACGTTGAATATCTTTGTCACGTTCCATGCCAGCTTTTTCACGCTCGAGGTCTCGGTCGAGTTCTTTCTGTAACGACTCTTCCTCGAGCATCTTCAGTTTGAAATCATACTCAGATTGCAGCTTGTCTCTGTTTTTCTGCAGCTCAACGTCAGCCTTGCGAGCATCCGAGTTCTCTTCTGCTTTGAGTTTCGCACCAAACTGTTCCTGTTCGGCAATAAGTTTTTCTTTGTCTGCTTGACCTTTTTGCTGAATCGCAACAATTTTAGGGTCTTGAGGTGGCTGTTCTTTCGCAGCTTTCTCTTCTTGTTTTTTGATGAACTCTTCAACCGTTGGAAGCAGCTTATCAACTGGAATATCAAGCAATTCTGCATTAGACCTTAGCAGCTCTATGCGGCCTTCTACGCCAATGATGCCCATATCGACCTCATTATTCGTTTGAGCCAAGAACTCACTTCTACGCATCTGTGCCTGTTCACGGGTAAGCAATGCTGTTGCACCACGAGCAATAATGTTCACATCGCCCTTAATTTCTTTATCTGGGTCATACAGCATGTTTAAAGTGAAGGTTTGTTCAATTGTTTGTTTGATGACATTCCCGTCGATATTGGAAATTGCCATCTTGATACCTTTGCTTGCGCTGTTCATCAACATCGACAAGCCTGCAGCTGTGGCACCGGCACCGGACATTTTCTCGTTCCCGTGCGCGTAACGCGGGATACTGGTTGCATCATCAGCACGTTTTTCAAATTCTTCGTAAACTTTTAACAGCTCTGGGGCATTTGATTTAGGCTGGAAGAAGCGAACTGCTTCACGGCCACGACCTGATTTATCAGCTTTAACCTGCCATATTTTCCATGGCGTCATTTGTTCTATTGTCTCGCCATCGGCCAGACGGTCAATTTCAACCTCAACTTGAGGTCCAGAAGCAATACCAAGGTTGTTTGCAAGTGCACGAGCAGCTGCATTACACATTCTTTGTTGGTCGCGCATCAGTTTCGGAATAGCAATCCCCCAAAAACCATCAGGTACAGACTGATATGAAGCCACATGATATGGCCTGCGCTGGAGCGGGTCTTTGTTAATTACCGCCCGAATGATATGACGGCCAATTTTAATGGCGTCAATCTCGTATTCTGCTAATGGGTCATCGATTTCATCCGGAGACATGCCCCATTCAAGCAATGCCAAGCCCTGTGCTGAGCCCCAGTAATGCAGGCCATCGATTGTCTTTTGGTCCTGACGCATCCAAAATTTGTCTTTACCTTCAAGTCGGGCACGAGAATAGTCACGCCACAACCAGTCACGCAAACCATTGCGGCCATATTCCTGCAGAACCGCTCGAATTGCTTCGTCGTTGTAACCATCGAGGCCCTGCATATTATAGATGTCACGACGGTTAAATTTAATTCTCTCAATCAAATCACCATCTTCTGTGTTGCTCGAGTCAGGTGATGGATAAATATCAAACGGAGAAACGCGGTTATATGAGAAATAAATCTTATCATCAACAATAGCTTTATTATTGATTCCCCACTTCAGGTTTTTCTTTTTCTTGATGATTGGCGCTTTAATAATTGCTGATGGGAATGTACAGAAATCTTCAATGAAATCACTTAACGCTTTATCCCAGCCACCTTCGACAAGCTGGTCTTCGATTTTAACTTCCATTTTATCGGCAGCATCTTCAGCTTTTTGTTTTAAGGCAGACATTGCTTCATCGCGCATTAATGCTGCACGGTCATCCATATATTGTTCTTCACCTTGCTCTGGCTCTAATGCAGGCATGGTTTGCTGAATGCGCTGGGCAATCATTTGCATAAATTCTTGTGGAAGTTCTGGTATTGGAGTGGGGGATAATCCCCATGGTTTATCGTTTGCGGGTACTAAAATGTCGCGTATCCATGAGACTGCGGCCCTTATTTTTGTTGCGGTCAGCATCATATAAATGCCGGAACCACCGTTATCTTTTATTGCTGTGAGGATGTCAGGTGAGTATTCACCATTACGCTGACGGAGGCACTCGAGCATTTCATCTTCATGCTCTTCTTTTGCCCAGCGATTTATTTCCCATGCCTTGCTGATATGTGCCGCAAGCTGGGATTCGATTAAGTCTGGTTCACGGTTTATATCTTCCTGTGCTTTTTTTGCACTGTTGATTTCCGTGTTGCTTTGTATTCTGAGTAAACCGCCATTTTCTGCCATGTTAATCGTTTCCGGTTACAACCTTCACAACTTTTTGAAAGAGGGAAGGTTTGACTTCATTATCAATATGGTCAGCCAACGCGCGTAAACCTGTGGCAAAATCATCAATCGGCATGCCTTTCATGAAGTCCATCTTCACCGACTGCTCTTTCGTTTTACCATTTGCTCCAACGATGCGGTTCCGAAATACCATATCCAAACGGCATTTAGGCCCATTCACCATGAATTTAGCGTCAAGTAGCTCCATGTTTTTCCTCTCTCATAAGAAATTTTTATAGTAGTATAGATTGTATCTTAAAATACCTTTATGTCCAACCTGACGCTGATTTGCTTTTCACTGGTCGACGGACAACTTTTTCAATCTTGAGTCCCTCATCAATCATTAAAACACCATACTGCAGCGCCTCATGGACATGGGAGAAGATGTTTTTCTTCGCTTTCTCTTTGTAACGCTCCTCACCGACAACTTGCACACGCTCGTACATGAAGCCACCATTGAAACCTTTACGCAGAATTTTACACTTTGGTGAGATGATAAAGCCTGCCTCACCGTCAGCATCAAACTTCAATAAGTGGAAGGCTACCGCCTCACGTCTGGCAGTTGGGTCCTGTGTCGAAGCCGGTTCCGTTGGGAAACCCTCTTCATCTAAAATGGACATGCATGTGCTTTCTTCATTCTGATTTCCAAATGTTCCGGACGGGTCACCCCAGAGCCGGATGGTCATATCGCCGTATTCATTCACGAGTTTTGGTTTCATTAAATCTCGAATGAATCTGCGTACACCCATGTCTTCAGAAACAATTTCATCGATGACACGAACCTGACCCTTTGGTGATAACTGGAACAAAGCAGCTGCTGGCGTCCTACCAAAATCAAGACCAATAAACAAAGGTAGGCCCTTCATCACTTCTATATCGTCAGTAGCGCAATGAATTACATCGTTGTATTCATTGTAAATTGGTTTTCCGTCATAAACTGTAGCGTATTGGCCAAGCACATAAGATTTAATCCACTCTTGGGATTTACCGTGCACCATTCGGGTCCAGTATTTAAACCCGAGCGGTTGGTTCTGTGCATTTTCTGCTTCTGGGTTCGGCACGTAAATTGTCATGCCTTTTTCATCAGTCGCTTTAATTAAAGCTGGTGGTTGCTGCCAGAACTTATATCCTTCTGGTTTTTTTACTTCAGCAAGGTCATACCACCAATGGTCATCATCAGGTGGGTTGGTATCCAAGATGACGCCGGAGAATGTTAATTTGTTCTGCGTTACGCTGGGATATCGACCGACACGCATCGTCACACCTTCGAGGATTTCCTTTGGCAATTCACGCGCTTCGTTCATCCAAGCCATGGTTAATTCCATGGAGAGTAATTTTTTTACATCCTTGGGTGTGTCGAGCGGCATAAACCACACTTCAAATTCTACTGTGGTGCCATTTGGAAATTCCGGAGTGGGGGGTGCAGGGCCGATATACTTTGCTGTTATGGGTGAGCCCCAATTGATGGGCATCATTTCTTCTGGGAACCAGTCGGTCCACGTCTTTATTGTGGTTGTTTTTAATTCTGGATAACTGTTACGGATGACCGCAGCACGGAACCTTCGTATGCCTTCAGCATCAGGCTCCTGTTCAAGTGCGCGTTTAAATAGTTCAACACAGCATGCAACAGATTTGCCGGAGCCAACAGGCCCCATAATCCCGCGAACTGGTGCATCGGAATTATGGAACTTTCTTGCTGTTGGTTCAGCGTTATAATTTATATTAATTACTTTATCAGCCAATTAGAGTAACCCTTGTTTGATTAAGTCCGTGGGGGATGTTGTTACTGATGGAATTTTTGAGTGCTCGCAAATAACAATTGGTAACCCATTTACAGTATCTCTATCTGAATTTTGGACATCGCATGCATACTGAAGGTATCCGTAATCCGCTACATTCATCGTGACATACTTTGGAGTCAGATTGTTCTTTGTAAATACTTCCATCTGATTACGAAGTGATAATATAATACGCTTCGCAATAACCTGTTTTGTTTCTTGCATTTCGGCCAACATATTAGCCTCCATCAACATTTGTTTATTTATCTGTAGTATAGAGGTAGCTTATGTTGTTATCAATAAAACTTATGAGAAAATGTGGGGAACCATAAGGCTCCCCTCATTTTTATGCGAAGGTAATCGCGTCTGAAATAATCAAACCACCGGTAGGTGGAACGATTACAAGGTACCAAGTCGGCGTACCTGTCGTATCAGAGATAGCGACATTTACGAGACCTGCGGCATCAGAGATTAATTTACCCGCGGCATCAGTTACTGTTTCCAGCATTTTGCCTGCTGCACCAGCGGCAATGCCGCCATCAGGTACAGCTGCTGTTGGTACGGCACCAGCCGCATCATCAGACAGATAAAAATCTACAACACCTACCACTTCCAGAGCATTACCATCGTGGTCATTTAACTGTACTGCAACATCAATCACATTTCCTGCTTCTGTACCTACGGTCATCACGACATCATAGGCAGGGCATTCGATAGATTTATTACCACGTACAAGTTGACCAATTCCAAGATATTCACGCCAAGACATAGCGATTCTCCTGTAAGTTGCTCACCAGCCATCCATAGCCATATTGATAAGATTGAAATTAGAAGCCGGACTCAGCCAGCCTCCACGTTTTTACGACTCAGCAGCCGTAGTTGTGCCATCTGCAACCTGTACCCAATTAGTACCGTTAGATACAATTAAGCCTGCAGCACCAGCGATACCAGTAGGACACCAAACAGTGTCAGTGATATTACCAGCCGCTGCCGCAGGCAAATCAGCAAATGCTACTACTGGGTGGCTTACGGCGTTGCGTGGTTCGTCAAATTTACTCATGAGTAAATCCTCCATACAGTTAAAAAACCCTTTCGGGACCAACCTCTCTCTATTTAGGTGGCTCCTGTTATTCCATTGCACTCTGAGAGAGGAAAGAGCGAGTGCGCTGGCAGGAACCATTATTCAGTTTGTTTTTTGTTAAATTCGTCGATTGAATTTTCCAATGTCTTCACTCGACCTTCACACATTGCCCTACGAACGCTTAATAGTTTGTAGGTCTCAACATCAAGGCATTGCAACTTGTGCCCGAATATCGTCGGGTAAATAGGTGACGCTGGACGTTCAATGCGACCTGCAGTCTGGGTTGGACAGGTACAGCTACTCAAAATCATCGCGCTTAGGATTATTAAGCTTAGCTTTTTTAACAGCTTCTTGTTCATCTGCGAGTCCCTCCATCGTTGCTTTGGTTGCTGCATTTGTCTTTTTCTGGGCAATTACGGCACCGGCAAGCTTTTCTCTTGCTCGGGCCGCTTGTTCAGACTTAAATAAAATCGTCACAATGGCCAAGGCAGCGCCAAGAATTATCATGCCCCATGTTTTAATTGTACCTAAAAATGGGATTCCCATTACTTTTCACCCAGCGGCTTGGTTGTCACTTTACGCAGGATATAAAACACCACTGCGAACGCAACGTAGCTCAAACCATACCATTGGCCCAAAAGAGCCTGCAGCATGCCAAAGTTCATCTCAACGACGCCGAGCGCACCTAAAAGAAGTGTCGCATCAACTGTTTTTGATTTCTGTACTATTCCGCTATAACTCATAATTATTCTCCTGATTTGTGAAAATTTCCCAAAACACAATGTAAAAATTCATGCCCTATTATCGCCATAAGGTAATCATCTTCTTGGTACTCAGGCATTGTGACAAACATATAACAAGTGTCACCGCCCCAAACTGCTAATCCAGCTAAGTTCTTAAAGCCAAACTGGCTCTCAACTTCAGAAAAATCTTCAACAAAAACAACTTCCACGTTGAGTTTTGTTACATATTGGTCGCGGGTTAAAGGGGTCCCTCCGCAGCTAACTAAGAAGACTAATGTAATTAGCCAGAGATATTTCATGCAGCAAACCTTATAACTTGTAACTCTTTAATCCCGCCGCACTGGTAATTAGCATCATTATCTCTTCCGATAGTAATTGTTGTGCCGCCGCTTAAATCATCGGTGTTTGAATCGTTAATACCTATAACGCCATTAACAAACACATCAACCCCAGTCTCGCTATTGAGCCTGAACCTTAATAGATACTCTGTGCCTACAACCCATGTTTCTGACTTAGAGGCGATATAATTAACGCCTAAAATTTTCTTTTGGAAAGAAATTCCAGCTGGAGTTACATAACCCCTGAGCCGCTCTGTCCCACTAACATATATCTCAAACACTGGATTTGTTGTTGCCAAGACTTCTGATGTTGGAGTCCACTTAACCTCAACATCATAATCATTGTACGGGATATAAGTCTCGGGAAAATCCAAATCATCATTGTTACGGGTTACGGCTGAACCTTCTGTGAAGATGTTAGAGGTTACGAATGATTGTGCTAGCTCTACTTGTGGCGCGTCAACCACTATCGAACCTTGAGCTGACGATTCTATTGACCCCCATGAGGTTGTAACCGCAGGGAATATGGCTAATGCCAAGCCAGTTGAGCCGGTAGCGTTATTGGTTAGTTTCAGAGTTATTTCCCACCAAGACTCTCCACCTAAAGTAACGGATTTTACAGCCGAGCTAACTGTACCTGTTGTAGTCCTATTATTAAGCGCTCCTGTGGAGGTGTTTAATTGAACCTCAATCTTAACCACCGTCCCTGCCACAGTATAAAGCTGGAACTCTGGGAAACGAGAAGTGTCAGCATCTTGCTTAACATATACTCTTACTGAGTGAGTATCAGTATTACTGGATATAGATATTGTTTGGTCTTTTGACTCATATTGAGTACC